ATTACAGGTTCATCAGTAACTTATGCAGGAGGCGGTGGAGCGGGAGGTTCAAACGCAAATGGAAATTCTGGAAGTGCGGGTGGTCTGGGAGGAGGAGGAGCGGGAGGAAGTGGCACAAATGGAGTTGCAGGCGCGACAAATACGGGTTCGGGCGGTGGGGCTGGCTCTGAAGGCGTAAGTGGAAATGGCGCAAATGGCGGTTCGGGAATTGTTATTTTGCGTTATCCAGATACAAAAACAATTACAATTGGTGCAGGTTTAACAGGTACAACGAGCGCGCCAAGCGGTGGTTACAAACGAACAACAATAACTGCTGGCACGGGAAATGTGAGCTGGACATAATGGCACATTACGCATTTTTAGATGAAAACAACATTGTTACCGAGGTCATTGTCGGCATTGACGAAACCGAATTGATTGAAGGTTTAGAACCTGAGATTTGGTATGGCAATTTTCGCAATCAAAGCTGTGTGCGCACTAGTTTCAACGCAAAAATTCGCAAACATTTTGCGGGTGTCGGTTTCTCTTATGATCCAGATCGTGATGCTTTTATTGCTCCAGAGCCATCCAATGCCATTGGATTTGATGAGAAAAAATGTGAATGGATTGTACCAGAGCCGGTAAAAAGAATTGAGTAATTTTCCGCAAGGCACATTGCCTAGATTTATTCAGGTTGCGCTCGCCGAGGTTGGCACAGCGGAGACTGGAAACAACGAGACAAAGTACGGCAAATACATGAAGGCTGACAAGCTGCCGTGGTGCGGGTCATTTCTCAATTGGTGCGCGGATCAGGCTGGTGTTGATGTGCCAAATGTGGTCAGCACTCGCGTAGGAGCTGATGCATTTAAGAAAATGAGAAAATGGCACACCGAGCCAAAAATTGGTGATTTTGTTTTCTTTGATTTTGTCATTGATGATAAAACAATAATCAATCACATTGGCTTGGTAATTCGAGTATCAGAGAAGCAGATTGTGACTGTCGAAGGCAATACAGCAGGTGGTGCTGGAGATCAGCGCAATGGCGGCGAAGTTATGGTGAAATCAAGAACTTTGGGAGCAAGGTCATTTGTTGTTGGCTACGGCCGACCAACTTATGGCGCGTTTTCGGGTGATTTGCCCGACCGACCAAAAGGAGAAAAATAATGGATCAAGCAAAAGCAATGCTGGCATCATGGGCTCGCTCATACATCGCAGCTGCATTGGCCGTGTATATGGCTGGTGGAGATTGGAAGCAAATAGCAATGGGCGGCGTGGCAGCTGTTGTGCCAGTCATTTTGCGTTGGCTCAATCCAGCTGACAAAGCATTTGGATCAACTGGAAAGTGATTTTAAAGCTACGCGCGGCAGGTTTAGCTTTGAGCTTATCGCTAAGCCTTGCCGGGTGTGGTTATGATGGATGGGTCAGGTATCCATGTCAAGAATTTGAGAATTGGAAAAACCCAGAGTGTCAAAAACCACAATGCCAAGTGACCGGCACCTGCACCGAGGATGTGATTGGTGATGGCCTCCAAAAATAAAGAGCGATTAAGCCAAGAGGATATTAAAGCACGGCTTATGTTTCTGATTGGCTCGGTCTTGGCCATTGTCTTTCTGATTGTAACTTTAGGCATCACCTACGCATTGATTTTTGTAACTCAACCCATTGGCAATCAATCTCCCAACGATGCAGCTTTTATTGATTTGCTGAAAACTTTGGCAATCTTTCTCACCGGCTCATTGGGTGGTGTGTTAGCATCAAATGGCCTTAAAGACAAACCAAAATCAGAATATGAAAAAACTATTGAACGCCGTTTAGGTGGTAGCGACACGCCATGATTTGAGCGTGATTCTTGAATTTGTCTGCCTTGCCTGTCACTCTGTATTTGGGAGCTGAGACACGGCTCCCAGAAACGGGAGCAAGAAAATGACATCAGGTGAAATTGGTTTGTTTATCTTTATGTTAGTGGCGTGCATTTTATGGGCCATTTGTAGCTATGCGGTTGGATACAAAGAAGGCCACAAAGATGGCTATCAGCGAGGCAAAGCTGTTGGCCGTCACGCATCAGGTCAGGCGGTGCGCTAATGGCGTTCATGGATAACTACGAAGGCAACAAAGAGCGCACAGATCGCTGGATTGCCACATATCCGCAAGGCCGGCTTGAAACCCACATCATTGAATTTAACGCTGAAAAAGGCTATGTGCTTGTTCAAGCTAAAGCATGGCGCAATCAGACAGAGATTGATCCTGCTGGCATTGATTATGCACATGGGTTTCTTGCAGCTTACAGCGAGAAAATGAGGCGTTGGATGATTGAAGATACCTGCACCTCAGCTTTGATGCGCGTAATGGCATTGGTGATGGGTGGCACGGAAAAGGCCACAAAAGAGGTTATGGCATCGGTTAAGACTGAAACACCAGCTGCTGACCATGATTACTGGACAACCAAATTTGGCGATGTGCCAAGCTATAAGACCAGAGAAGAAGCCGAAGAAGCTGATGAAACAGGATGGGCGGTCAATGGCGTGCCTATGTGCTCACATGGATCAATGCGATGGAATCAAAGCAAACCCGATGCACCTAAAGCTTGGGCGGGATACTTTTGCAGCGAGAAAATTAAAGAAAAGCAATGCAAGCCGCAATGGCATGTGCTGACCAGCGATGGCACTTTTAAGCCACAGGTGTGAGCATGAGCGGCCCAATTGAGATAATCAATCCAAGAACTATGACCTGCACACTCATGGAAGATGGCGTAATCATTGGTGAATACAAAGTAGAGCAATGCGACAAATGTTCAAGGTTGGTCAAATTTGATGAATTTGGCTATCAAAAAGGCTATGACCGAGCCGAGAGAATCATTTGGTTTTGCGGTGATTGCCGATGATAGATCGCATTGAGGAGGTGCAATGCATGATTGCAGCCATATCACATTGCCATGACAGGTCAGCTGACCACAGCTCACGCATTGTCAAAAACCTTTCATGGTTTGAGTATGTGGCACAAATGGGTGAGTCAATGCTGGCTGAGATGGTTGTAGCTAAGCGGTTAGGTTATGACTATCAACCTGGCATTACATGGGATAAATCTAAGGCCGATGTGGGCGAACACATTGAGGTCAAATGGTCAGCTAATCCCAACAGTAATTTGTGGATTCAACCAAGCGACCGAGAGGATCGTGACATTGCGGTGTTAGTAACAGGCAACGCACCAAAGATGCACATTGTAGGCTGGATGCCCGTAGCTGTGGCCAAGAAGCCTAGATACAAAAACACTAGCCAAGACAATTGGACTGTGCCACAGGTCAATCTGCAACCCATTGAAACATTGATAAGGAGCAACTATGCACATCCTGCAATTTGATTGCGCAATATGCAAGAAGCTATACGGAAAGCCTAAGCAACGCTTTGGCCTCAAGAAAGGTGCTGAATTAACAGAGCATGAGTGGTTTGCTCAATGCATGGGATGTGGCACATTTGGCATCAAGATCGTGGATGATGCTCGGATTGCAGAGCTGAGTCAATGATAAAGTTATCCACAGGTGTTATGCACAGGTGTGTGAAACCTGTGGGACTCGCTCAAGATTACGCTCCTTGCTTGACAGCATCATTACCATCTACACGAGGTAGCGAGCCGGTTAGCCGGATAGCTCGCAGCCGATGTTTGATGGTTTTGGCCGTGCTATGTGTAATTGGCATTACACCGGCTAATGCAACAAAAGATGTTAAACAAACTACATCAATTGATTCTCTTAAACTCTATGCACATTCAAGGATCATTAACTACAAAGAGTTCCAATGCTTTAACACATTGATAACTAAGGAGAGCAATTGGCGTGTAGAAGCTATCAATCCCAATGGCAATCACTTTGGCTTAGGCCAAATGCGTAACACTAAGTATCGCAACCTCGATGGGTATCGCATGATTGACTGGACTTTGCGCTATATCAATCACAGATATTCTGGAAAGATTTGCGATGGTGCATTGGCACATTGGCGAAAGCATGGGTGGCATTGATGTCTAGCGGCTGGAAAGGTGGCAGCTCAAGGCAATGGCGTAAGATCAGAGAGCTAGTGTTGAAGCGTGATGGCTGTTGCCAGCAATGCGCCCAGAGTGAAGGCCCAATGCACATTGATCATGTGATTCCAAAGCGTTTAGGTGGAGGCGATGAATTGTGGAATTTGAGGCAATTGTGCCAAAACTGCAATTTAGCCAAAGGAGGCCGTTTTTTTGATCCAAATTCATAGCCGCCCCAAAGCTGCTGAGTTGTGCCACCGCCAGAGAATTTCTGTGAGGCAAAACCAAATGACATCTCGCCAACCTTGGATGATTTGCTTACCCGTGAGCCTT